CCAGCACCGGGAGCCAACATACCAGCAAAGTTACTCATCTGCCCCGGACTTGGGGCGTACTCCATAGAAGTTTCTTTGGTTCGTTTAGCCCTGTCTACGTTTCGCTGTACTTGTTGTAATAAAATATCCTCTAAAGACATCGCACAATTCTATCATCTAAAGCAAGGACCAGTAAACCAGACAACAACTGCATATCTTTCTCCAGAAGTGATTGGTTTGACTTTGTGAGGTATAAAGCTACTGAAAGCTATCACATTACCAGCTGTAGGTCTTTGGCAAGTTCCTGTCTCACTGGTACGAAAGCATATTTCACCACCTTCATAATCATCATTCAAAATAATTGATACACTGACTTTTCTGGATATTGACTTTTCATTGGAATCCAAGTCAATGTGGTAGTTGTAACCATTGGAAGGTGACTTGTAGTGTAGTATCTGTGCTTTTTCTATACCTGTAAGTTCATACTTAAAGTAGAGATTAACCATTTGAGCTACCTTTTGCAGTATCTCATACAGGTTTTCAGCTTCATGTTCTATGTAGTAGACATCAGCATCTCTTACAGATGTGTCTTCTACTTCTTTACCATCTTGATTGACCTTGCCTTTGACTGGCATTGCATCCTCAAGGTAGTCCATAAAGGCTTGTACCTCTTCGCTGGATAGAGCCATTCCTGTAACTCCATGTTTAGATGGGTTCATTTGTACATTAGCTCATAAGTAGACCAATTCTTCAACAATATCTCTAACCAGTCATCCATAGACATGATAGCCATTTTTTGATTGTCTACCTCCCATTCTGGATTTATGGCATGAAAGGGTATAGCCACTCTTGTGGGAACTCTGTTGAACTTAAAAATTAAAACAGGAATAGTTCCTTCATTGTCAGCTGAGTCACAAACTTGTCTCCACCACTCTGATTTTAACCAGTTGCCTTCTTTGTAGTGCTTGCACTCTATGGAATGATATGGAATGTTTATGTCAGAAAGGTTCTTTGTCTGGTATTGGTCTAAGTTTCTCTTACAGGTTACATCAAAATTGTTTTGCAAAAAAAAGTCATTTAGGATTCCTACCACCTTTCTTTCATAACTAGCTCCTTTGTTCCTTGAGTTGATTGGCATGTCAGATTTTTCTATTTATATTTTTTTGCAAAGTATAGCACTTATGAATCCTAATGGTATTTTTTGGTGATTGGGTGTACTCAACTTAGTTATAACTATAAAAATATTTGTCTCTGTCATATATGGGTGTGAGGGGTCCCTTTTAATCCTCATCTCTGGAAAAAACCCATTCCATAGGGTTTCTTTGCAGTTCTTTTTTTGCCAGAGCTGGCTGATGTTTACCCTGTGTTCACACATCTACACATTCATGGTATTGTTTGCACATAAGAATATTGCTCTAAGCTGTTGATTTTATTAGCTTTTTTCAAAAAAAAAGTTTTTTTTGAGATTTTACAGCCTGACAGGAAGAGCGCCCCATTACTAAGTTATATCTTCACTTATCTTTTATTGAGTAATCTGTGGTTTCTGCTCCCAATAGCTTGCCTAACCTTTCCTTGATTTGTTCTTTGGTCATGCTCTCAAGGTTAGCATTGATGTTCACATTCTGTGACCTATTGATAGATAAACCAGCAAGTTGATTGAGCTCTTTGATAGCAGACACAGCAGCATTGAACTGTCCACTCTCAAATGCTGTCTCTGTTATCTTCCACAACATAGTGCCAGTCTTGGCTGGTGTGATTGCATACTTCTCTGCTAATTCATCTTGCTTCACTCTTATAGCTTTAACCACATTAGGATGATGTTTGCCACTCAACAGCTTGTTAGCACTTACTGCTGGAAACTCAAACCCAGCTTTCCTAGCTGCCTCAGTCTGGGAGCAAGCTCCCTCTGTGTAATGCCACACAAAACTGGCTTGCATCTCAGTCAGCCCAAACTCTTCATCTTTCTCAAATTGAGTTGGAGCACTCACCAGTGGTGTCTTATCTTTTTTTGGTCTAGCCATATTTATATCCTCATTACCATTCCATACCTAACAGTGTACCAAGTGCAGTGTACAGCCTCCAAACACTTCTGTAATTACAACCCTTATAAATCCCTCTGTCTGTTTATATAACCAATAATATATAGTTCTTTTATATATATAGTACACTTATAACCTATTATAGACAGAAAGCCTTATAAAATAAGGAAAAACATGACAGTGTACCTCTCAGTGTACCTCTACCCAGATACACCCTGTCAGATACCCTATTTCTACACATATCCACAGAACAATGCACACTTGTACTCATCTGTCCATTTCCCTCATCACCTCATCTCTTGTCTTGAAGTGTACCCTAACAAAATATTTCCTCACCAAAGCCACTATAGTGAACACCAGAGTTTGCACTCCAGCTGTGACTGGCACATTCAGTTCTAACCAAGTGGTGACAGATAAGACCAAAAAAGCTATAGGAAATGCCATGAAAAAACCAATGGTCACATCACTTACAGCCTCTCTCATGGCACTCCTATCTAGTGTCATATGTCACCCTTAAACTAGCCTTGATACCACACTTGTTGAGCTTTTCTTTGAGCTCCTCTAAAGAGTTATCACTCTCAGGTCTAATGACCACACCAGAGTGCACATAAAGGGCTTTAACAGTCTTTTTTTCTTTACTCATGGTGTGTACACCAAAACAAAGCTATTGCACTCAGGACAGCTTAAATTTGTCTCCATTCTATAATCCTCCAACTCAGTGTCATTGTCTCCACCCCATATAAGTTTAGTTCCACAGTTGTAACAGTTCATCTTTGTCTCAAATATCTCCAATTTTCAATCAAATACTGAATCATGTTGTGTACAGCCACAAATGGCATGGAGATGACAACAAATATTAGCAATATCACAACAATTAGAAGGAATAACCATATGTTGAACCACTCTCTAATCACTAATCATCTCCAAAAGAGCTATTAAAACCACCCACACCATCATCTATAGCTGTGTAGTTCAAATCATAGACCTTTTTACCATTAGTCCTTCTGGGCTCTATGCCTCTTTCATGTAAGACACGACTAGCATCTTTGATGTCAGGCATACGAGGGGCTTTGATGCCCAAATCCCTTAGCAATTTAGTCATTTGGACAGGTTTAGTGCTATCACTGTCAAAATTAACATGTTCTAGCAATAAATCTTCCACACTTGACTGAGTTCTGTATATTTCATTGGAATCTTGCAGTAATTCCCTCTCATCTGGGCTCAAAAACCAGTTTTTCTGACCTTTTACATACATAGTCTCCTTCACCTCAGCCCACATCTGTTGCATGTCCACACCATGATTTACATTGATGTCTTTAACAGCCAAAACCCAAAATCTTCTGTTTCCAGAGGTATCTGTCAAGAACTCTCTGGCATTTACAGAAGCATAAAATGCTGTCCTTCTTTGATAAGTGGTAAATGCTCTGTCATAAGGTAATCTCAGCTCATCTGTCCTTGCAGTGACAAAAGCTTTCAGCTGGTCTATGTCAGATTTCTTAAAAGTGCTCTCAATTTCACCCAACTCGACAATCCAGTGTGAGACAGCCCTTTTGACACTATCCTTGTCACTTGGGTTCAGTGTAGCTCCCTCTAGTAACCAGCCTTTGTCATAGTCACACAGTCTTTTGAACCATAGTGTTTTACCCAGCCCTTGAGCACCTTGCAATACAAGTATTCCCTCCAGTTCCACTCCTTGCTCTTCATAAGCTGCTGCTACACAGCTGACCAACCACTTCTTCATCAGCATTTCTTTAAGTTGGTTACTCTCATGTGTTACTAGACTGTCTAAAAAGTCTGGTAGTCTGCTTACACCATCCCACTGTCTGCTTTCTATCCACTCAACCACTGGGTTGTACTCTTGTGCCAAGACTTTCAGATAGTCTCTGACTTTGGTGTGTGGAATACCCATATTGATACATCTATCCTCTACTTCTATCAGAGATGCCTCCTCCTTCATGTCAGCTATAAAAGAAGAGTTGGGTATTTCTATTTCCATCCTCTTTTTAATGACATTGTATCTGACATCTATGCTGTGGGTTTTGAGCACACCATTGACATTATCTTTGGTGTTCAGAAACCTACCATTGGCATTTCTTTGGAAGTCATACTCCACTGGCAAGTCCAATTTCTGTAGTGAGGGTATCAGCTCTCCTTCCAACACATCATTCTTGTGGTCATTGTAATCACCTTGACTTTGAGGCATCAAAACCTCTGCATTTCCTTTGCTCTTCAGTATTAACTGACAAGCTTTACTAGCCTCTTTCTCACCAGTCTTGCTGTCATCATTGTCAGCAATGAACACATGTTTTCTTTCAGGAAA